GAGAGCTTTGCAGATTCTCTGAAAGATTCAGTTGCAGCAGTGTTTGGTTGGGACAGAATCATGCTGGAAGGAAGAACAAAAGAAGCACGTGAATGGCGTGAGCAGGTAGATCCTTGGTGGGCAGAAAGACTGGATATGCCAACACTTACTCCAAGATGGGTTTTACAATATTGGGGCACTGAAGTATGCCGTAAAACATTCCATGATGATATATGGATTGCTAGTATCGAAAACAAACTTAGACAAAGTAAGGATGATATTGTTGTTAGCGATGTACGTTTTCCTAACGAAATTAAATCAATTAAGAAACTAGGTGGTAAGATAGTATGGGTACAGCGAGGAGCATTACCCGAATGGTATGATTGGGCAGTAAAAGCAAATTCTGGCAATAATCTGGCTATTAATGAAATGAAAATACGTAAAGTACATGCTAGCGAATGGGCGTGGATTGGTAACGAATTTGATACAATTTTAGATAATAACGGAACTATTGATCAATTGTATACTCAGATAGCAAACGTATTAGAAATCAGCAACTAGATCACCCTGTTTCCATCTTATATTTTCTTTTGCTAGTACTTCTCTACAATTAGCACATACAGATTTTAAATTTGAATGTTTGCAATTATCTAAATTTTCGTCAACATGAAATACTCTAAAAACTTCTTTATGTGGTGATTTGAAACCGCATTTATCGCATTGTTTTTTAATTTTATAGCCTGCTCTATGCCATCTAGGAACTCCGTGATTCAGTCCGTGTTTAGAACACGATTCACATAGACTCCTATAATACGTCCTGCCATCTTTCTTATAATTAACTGCTCGCGGTCTTAATCCGCACTTACATAACGGTCTCATGCTTGTATTTACACCTTTTTCGTCCCTTTATAAAAAGAGGCGTAAACACCCATTTTTGTCAAATCAAACTAAATACACTAGTAATACATTTAAAGTAATGAAGATTACGATACCAGGAGAAAATTGCACATGGCACTAACATCACCCGGCGTAGAGGTTACAGTAATTGACGAGAGTTTCTATACTCCTGCGGAACCAGGAACTACTCCTCTAATTGTTGTAGCGACAGCCCAAGACAAAACAAATGCAGCAGGTACAGGTGTAGCATCTGCAACATCCGCTGCTAATGCAGGAAATGCATTTAAAGTAACATCACAAAAAGAATTAGTAGATCTTTTCGGAGTTCCAAACTTTGAGAAGACAGCAAGTAACACACCAATTCATGGAAGCGAACTTAATGAATATGGTCTGTTAGCCGCTTACAGTTTACTAGGCGTTTCAAACGCAGCGTTTATTGTTAGAGCGGATGCCGATCTAGGCGAATTACAAGGACAGACAGAGGCTCCGGGAGCGAATCCAGCAGACGGAACTTGGTGGATTAATACAGACTCCACAACATGGGGCATACAAGAATGGAATAGTGCTGCAATTAGCACCACTGGCGGACAGAAGTTTGCTAACAAAACTCCTATTGTATTAACTGACACTGATACAACTAAGGTTGATTCAACATCAGGCGGCAAGCCTAAAGCATCAGTTGGTTCAATTGGGCAATACGCTTTTGTATTTGAAACAGTTGACGGAACTGGTTCTTTCTCAGCAGGAAGAGAAACAGCAAGACTTTATTACAAATCACCAGGACTAACAGTAGCAGGTGTTGCTGCAGGTGCCTGGGTATTAGTTGGTAGCCAAGATTGGGCATTAAGCCATGCAACAGTACAGGGTGCAACATTTGTAGGTGGCGCAGGTTCATTTACAATTAACGGCACAACTGTTACAGTTGGCGGCAGCGATGCTGTTGATGATGTTGTAACTACTATTAACGGATTGCTTGCAGTTAGTCCTGCAGAAGCAGATACAAGAGGAATTTACGCAGCAAATGTAAGCGGCAAAATTTATCTATACTCAAACGCAGCAAACGACAGCGTTGGTGACTCAACACTAAGTAACTCGATCACAATTGCAGCAGGCAGTGGAACACTTTCAAACTACGGTTTTACAGCAGCAACATATTATGGTCCAGCACTAGCACAAGCACCACATACATCAGTTCCACAATGGAAAGCAGGAGATTCAACTCCAAGACCAACAGGAAGTGTATGGATTAAAACTACTGAACCAAACTTTGGTGCACGTTGGAGAGCTGCTAAATGGTCTTCAGCAACAACAAGTTGGGTATCATATGAAGCACCAATTTATGCTTCAGGACAAGCAGCACTTTACTACTTAGACAGAGCTAACGGTGGCACAGGTATTGCTACTGACATATTATTTGTTCAAAGTAATAGTAATGAAAATGCAGGTTATGATTCAACTCCAGCAACTGCAACATTTAGAGTATGGCGCAGAGCAGCAACTGGTACTACAGCGATTACTTCTGCTGTTGTAACTTCATCAACATTTACTGCTGCAACAAACACAGTTGAAATTGCTGAATCGATCAAAGGGCAACTTGCACTTAGCACAGCAGTTTCAATATCATTTGTGGCAACAGGTGCAACTACAGATGCTGATTTATTAGCAGGAGCAATTAACGCTTCAGCACTTACAAACGTATCTGCAAGCGTTGATACACAAAATAGAGTTGTAATTGAACATGCATTGGGAGGCGAAATTAGATTTACTGATGGAACTTCAACTCCAATAGCAGCAGCATTTACGCCTTATAATATTAATACACTTGCAGGAACTGCAAACTTCTATACTGCACCAGTTGGAGCGGATGATGATTTCATTGCTTCGAATTGGCAGCCATTAGCAGCAAGTAACTTTTATGCAAGTCCAGATGATCCACAAGCAGAACCAACAGACGGTCAACTATGGTACAACCCAGAGTTTTCAGATGTTGATATTATGGTTCATGATGGTACTACATGGGTTGGATACAGAAATGCATCAAGTCCATATAATGAAGTAGCATCAACTAGAGTTGGATACTTACCGATTGTTTCAGCAACTAATCCATGGATTAGCGGTGTAACAGCAGATGGCGACATTTGGATTTCAACAGCAGACTTAGAGAGCTATCCAATAGTTTATAAGTATGATGATAATCTTTCAGGCACACCAGCAAGTGAAAGATGGGTAAGAATTGATACAACTGATCAAACAACTGAAGATGGCATTTTATTTGCTGACGCAAGATGGTCAACATCCGGTGGAACAGCAGGAAGTGCATATCCAGCAGGCGACTTATATGACCTAGCAGTAAGTAACTACTTAGATCCAGACACACCAGATCCTGCACTTTATCCGCAGGGAATGTTGTTATGGAACTTACGTAGAAGTGGCGGCAACGTAAAACGTTATGCTAACAACTACATCGACATTACAGCAGACAACACTAGACAAACTGGTGACCCTGCAATGTCAGGTTACTACACTGATCGTTGGGTTACACAATCAGGTAACCAAGAAGATGGCAGCGGATCGTTTGGTAGAAAAGCTCAACGTAAAGTTATTATTGAAGCGATGAAGTCAGCGATTGATACTAGCGATCAAATTAGAGACGAAGAACGTAGAAACTTTAATATGATTGCAGCACCTGGATATCCAGAGTTAATGAGTAACTTGGTTAATCTTAACATTGACAGAGGCTTAACAGCATTTGTTATTGGTGATACACCATTAAGATTAGCAGCAGATGCAACTACATTAACTAACTGGGGTTCAAATGCTAACTTAGTTACTGATAACGGTGACGACGGATTAGTAACATACGATGAATACTTAGGAACGTTTTATCCAAATGGATTTACAACTGACTTAGGTGGTTCAAACGCAGTTGTTCCAGCATCACACATGATGATGAGAACTATTGCACTAAGTGACCAAGTATCGTTTCCATGGTTTGCTCCAGCAGGAACAAGACGTGGTGGAATTAGCAATGCTACAGCAGTAGGATTTATTGATGCAGCAACAGGCGAATTCCAAACAGTTGCACTTAACGAAGGTCAAAGAGATACATTGTATGACTTAAAGATTAATCCAATTACATTCTTTAATGGTGTTGGTTTAGTTAACTACGGTCAAAAAACTCGTGCAAGAAACGCTAGTGCTTTAGATAGAATTAACGTAGCACGTTTAGTAGTATACCTACGCAGTCAACTTAATAAACTGGCTCGTCCGTATATCTTTGAACCAAATGATAAAATCACAAGAGACGAAATCAAACAATCAGTAGAATCATTACTACTTGAATTGGTTGGTCTAAGAGCTCTTTACGATTTCGCAGTAGTATGTGATGAAACAAACAATACTCCGGCTAGAGTAGACCGTAATGAACTATATGTAGATATTGCGATTGAACCAGTCAAGGCTATTGAGTTCATATACATTCCGTTGCGTGTCAAGAACACAGGGGAGATATAAGACATGCCTATTACATCATTAAATAACTTTTCAGTACCAACAGACGCAGGCAACCAAG